AAAACTTCTTGCATGATATCATCAGCAGATTCTATACCTGCTAGTTCATTTACCAGTGGGGCGATACGACTCATTTGATTCCTAGTTCTTTTTCAGTCATCACTTTAAATTCCCACAAACGATCTTCACAAAACTCTGTTGCTGCTTTCCATTTTGCTTGGTTCTTAGCGTATTCATAGACTTCTCTTAAATAATTCTTGGTCTGTCTTTTGGGTTTTTTTGGTTTTTGTGTTTGTTTAAGTGGTTTTACTTCGATTAAATATGTCTTAACATGACCAGTGTTCTCTTGAACCTTGATATAAAAGTCAGGAAAGTATCTATGAACTCTATTGTCAACGGGAGAACGATAGGGTAGTGCAATCTCTTCACTTCCCCATTCAAGTATTTTATCATTCTTATCGCAATATACCATGAATTTTCTTTCCCAAAGTGATCTATAAATAATGTTTGTAGGATCACCTTTATACTTTCTGGGATAGGAAGGATAATATTTTCCTTTATATGACATAAATAGAAATAACAATCATACTTATTTAGAGTGGCAGAGACAACAATAAAACCATATAACCTTTCAATTGCGAAGAGTATCATAGGTCCTTTGGCACAAACTAGTCATTATCTTGTGACTTTTTCTGCTTTGACACCATCTGTCGAGTCTTATCTTGCTGATTATACTCGTATTCCTAATATCAAATCTTTTTTATCAAGAAATGTAGGTATACTATGTAATGAAGCTACTCTTCCTACTTCAAGTTTAGCGACAGCAGAAGTTAAAGATAACTTTATGGGTGTGCCTCAACAGTTTGCTCATACAAGATTCTATACAGATTTTAGTTATTCATTTTATATTGATGAGGATTATACACTTTTAAAAATATTTGAAGGTTGGATGGATTACATATCAAGTGGTGCAAATCAAGATGTAGAACAGGATCATCGTGCTTTTTATAGAAGATTTAGATATCCAGATTCATATAAATGCAATACCATGTATATCAATAAGTTTGAAAAAAATTATAAGAGAACTATAAGATATAGGTTTGTTAATATATTTCCTAAGAGTATTGATCCAATTTCAATATCATATGGTGCTTCTGATATACTTAAAGTTACTGTAAACTTTAATTATGACCGCTATATAGTAAAAGGTTAAAAAAACCCCTATAAATAATTCTACTGAATTGATAATTCATTATGCCTTTACCAAAAGTAAATACACCAACTTATGAGTTGGTACTTCCCTCCACAGGGAAAAAACTTAAATATAGACCTTTTCTTGTTAGAGAAGAAAAAATTCTAATCATGGCATTAGAATCTGAAGATGTGAAGCAAATCACTGAGGCAGTTATGGAGATACTTGAATCATGTATTTTGACAAAAGGATTTAAATTAGATAGTCTTGCGACATTTGATCTTGAATACTTATTTTTGAACGTTCGTTCTAAATCTGTTGGTGAAACTGTTGAAATTAATGTAACTTGTCCTGATGATAATAAAACTACTGTATCCATGTCAATTGACTTAGATACCATAAAGGTAGTTAAAGATAAGAAACATAAGAACACTGTAAAGTTGGATGATAGTTTATCACTTAAACTTAAATATCCATCAGTAGTTCAATTTGTTGAAAATAACTTTGAAGCAAGTGAAAAAAGTGAAGTTACAAATACACTTGACATGATTGTTTCTTGTATTGATACAATCTATACTGAGGAAGAAAGTTGGGATGCATCTGAGTCAACAAAAAAAGAACTTGAAGATTTTGTAGATCAATTAAATACAAAACAATTCAAGTCAATTGAGGACTTTTTTGCTACTATGCCAAAACTTACACATAGTGTTAAGGTAAAAAATCCAACCACAGGTGTAGAATCAAATGTTAGATTGGAGGGACTGGCAGCTTTTTTCAACTAGGTATGTCTCATACGAATCTTGAGTCATACTATAAAACTAACTTTGCCTTGATTCAGCATCATAAATATTCTTTAACTGAGATAGAGAACATGATTCCTTGGGAACGAGAAATCTATATTTCTTTATTGCAACAGTACATTGAAGAGGAAAACTTGAAGGTACAACAAAGAAAAAATGGATAAAACATCCGCAGCATACGAAAATTTTTCTAAAAAAATGGAAGCCATGAGTGGTGGACCTAAAATTGGTAGGTCAACTATGAAGATTGGTGGTGGTTTAGGTTTGGAAGGTAGAGTTGCTAATAATGAGAAAAAAATTTCAGTGCTTAAAAATATATTCAAAGCACAAAGACAAGAGATAGGTGATAAAATTACACCGAAGGTTAATACTTTGGAATTATCATTAAATGAAACATCAGAGATATTAGGTGTTATCACAGAAAAATTATCTCTTGATATGTCTCAGAGATTAGCAGATCAAAAGGCATTATTTGACGCACAAAGAAAGAAAAATATAGATGATAAAAAAGATGCAGCTGAAAATAAATTAGAAGAGAAGAAAAAATCAAAAATAGGTTCAAAGATAGCAAAGGCAGTTATTAAACCATTTGGTAATTTGTTTGATAACTTGTTAAATTTGGCTGGTATTTTAGGTGGTGGACTACTTGCTACAAATCTTGTTAGTAGACTTGATGATGATAAGTTTATAGGTAGAATACAAGACATATATGACTGGACAACTAAAAATTGGAAAGCGATTGCAATAGGAGCAGGTGTAATAGGAACAATATTTGCTGCTGGTGCAATTGCTAACTTTATAAGTGGTGCAGGTATTGTTTTTGGTGTTTTAACAAATCCAATTTTCTTAATCGCTGCTGGTGCGATTGGATTGGCATTTTTAGGTAAACATATCATTGACAGAGTAGCTGATTATTATGCGGATGATGATGATAATACAAAGAATTTTGTAGGTAATCCACCACCAAATGCACCTGAAAACCCAACTCGTGGTGACTTTTTTGTAGATAATGATGGTAATATCTGGATATTTCAGGGAGGATTAGCTGATTCATCACATGGTGGATGGACAAAGAGTGGAAACATTGACAGTTGGAATAAACTGAACAAAAATAATTCTTTACCAAAGGAGGGAACATTTTTTGAAGGCACAGATTTAGAATTTACAAGAAATAATTTAACTGATGAATATCAACAAAACTTATTGAATGAACAGACTGGTGATTCTTTATTAAACTTTGTAACTAAGAATGAAGAATTAAGAAATTTAATTAAAGAAAATGATCTTTCATCAAATATTATTGAACTAGATCCTATAGACTTAACAACTGCTAAGAAGAATATGATTGGTCAGATGAGTATCAATCCCGCCACAGGATTACCAGATGTTAATTCAATGAACTTTGCTAATCCATATATGGAAATATTCCCAGAAATAGCAAACTTTGATGACGTAGTATACTCATAATGGAAGCAGCAGAAAAACTAAAAATATCAGCAGAAAATCTCAATAGTATGTTGACTACTTCTTTACAGAGAATTTCTGATACGAGAAAAAGAACAAGAAAATTGAGAGCTGTTTCTATTTTAAGAAAAAGAAGAAAGAAAAAGGAAGCAAAGATTGAAATACCATCTGTCTTTAAGAAGTCTGCTGATAAAATAAAAAGTAAAGTGGCAGGTGGAACAGGAAATCTGTTTGGTAACATACTTGGATTTGTATCATTAATACTGTTAGGAACAGCACTTACTAATATAGAAACAATTCAAGAGAAAATTAAAGAAGCAAGAGAAGCTTTAACTGAAAAACTTAAACCTGTTATGAATATTGCAGAAAAAGTTTTTGAAGTATCAGCACTTTTTGTGGATGATTTTGGTAGTCAACAAGAAAGGGAAGAAGAGTATAACAAACTTGTGAAAGATATTGAAAAAATGAAAAAAATTCAAAAAGATTTTGAGAATGTTAGTTTTCAGTATGAATCAATGGGAAAAACATACAAAGATGTTGAAAGTGGAGAATATGCCGAAGGTCAGGGATTTGTATTACAAAAAAAAGGTACGCTTTCAACAGGTGAAACATTTAAATTTAATCAACAGCAGAATTCATTTGTTGTCACTGGTCGAAATGGGAATAAAAAAACTTACTCATATGATGAATTTCTTCAAAAATATGGTGCAACAGATATGACTAATATAATTACCCCAGAAGGATATAAACCAGGTGATGTAATGTCACAGGAGGATTTTGATAAACTTTATAACCGTGAATCTGCGTCAATAAATAATAATGATAATAATAGTAGTCTAGTGGCATTTTCTGGTATGAATAATGGTAATGATTTTCTATTTGATTTTGATGAAAATTTATTCACAGACATGAATTCAACTACTTACCTTCAAGTAATCTACGCAGATAAGGAGATGGTATAATGGGATCAGCAGCAGGACAACCAAATTATGGTATATTTGAAGTTGTAAAAGGTAAAAATAGTTATAATGTTTTAGAGGGTGCATCACAGAAAAAAAATATCACAGTTGATATTAAAGGTAAAATTCTTGCGTTTAATTATTATGAGAGTTTATATTCCCCAATGGTGACTTCAAGTTTTGTAGAGATAGACACTGGTGGAACTGTTGGAAGTTTTAAGGATGATTTTGCTTCTACTTTTAAAGATGGGTTGCCAGTTACGGGATTTGAGCAAGTTAGAGTAAAAGTTTATTCACCTGGATATACAGCAGTTAATTGGACAAGAAACGATAGAAGATTTGTAATTACTGGAAGTCCATTTAATATTGATGAGGGCACAAGGCAAACTGCATATTTTCCAATGATATCAAAGAATTATATGGATGCTGCAAGTAAACCTGTGAAGACTATATATCCAGATTCAAAGATAAGTGATATTGTTAAAAAAATGTTAGATCAGGCAAAGTTACCTTATAAGAAAAAAAATATAGAAGAAACAGAAAATACAATGAAACTTGATGGAAAGAATGAAAATGTCATTGATACTATTCTTAAACTATGTCCTCAATCAATAGCTGTTGATGGTGATCCTGGATTTTTCTTTTACGAAAATAGTGAAGGATTTAATTTTAAATCAATTCATAGTATGATAGTTGAGGGTAATGAACAATTGCAGGATAGGCATGGTTATGCTAGTAAAGCCACTTACGTTTATAAAAAGGGTCTTGTTGTTAATTTAAACGAGGATGGTAATGATTTTAATGTTTTAGCACCACCCACTGTTAGAAGAGATCAAGATGTTTTAAATGCTATAAAAAATGGTCAGTATAATGTTCGTGTCTGCACTCGTAATTTAGCTACTGGTGAAGTTAAGGAAGAGTTTGTGAGTATATTCAACAACGACAAACTTGTTACATTGGGGAGCAGTGAGGAGATTGTAATAAATCCCGATAATGATCAAACTGATTTAAATAATTATTGTCGAACATACATGTTTGAATTAGCACCTGGTGCCACAGTTGATGGAGTTAGTGAAAGCACGGGAAATAGTCCAGATAAATGGCTTGCAAAATCAATTATGAGGTATAGTCTTCTACACGCACAATTAGTGAATATTATTGTCCCATGTAATCCAAATTTGACTGTTGGTAATTGTATTAGATTAAATATTGAAAATATTACACAAGATAATAAAATTGAGAAAGAAGACAATGATCATAGAAGTGGTAATTATTTGATTATTCATTTATGTCATGCATTTACTCCTAATAATTCATTTACTTCACTTACACTTGCTCGTGATGAATACGGTCTTAATAAAAAGATATAATTATGGCAAATAAATATTTTCACGAATCTAATAGAAAAACAAAATATGGTGAACATGATGTTAAGTTCTGGATAGGAACGGTTGTTTCTTATGCAGTTCAAAAAGAACAGATTGAAAAAGGTTTTGGGTGGATGTATAAAGTTCGTATTGATGGAGATCATGCGGTTGGTGCTGATAGTATAAAAGATGAACAATTAGATTATGCATATTGCATTCTTCCAACCACAGCTGGTTCTGGTGGTGCGTATAAAATGAGATCTGTTCGAGTAAGTCAAGGTGATACAGTTTTTGGTGTTCGTGGTGGTGGAAAAAATGCACC